GAGAACAGGATAATCAGATGCATTTTCGACTTCTTCAGCTCTAACTAATTCATAACCTTCTCTAATTCGTCCAGTTATGTTTTTAGTGTCTTGAAAGCCAACGCTCTCTGCTCTTATCCATCTATACCTGAATCCATCAGGTGCAGGGGGTGCATCTAGAGAAGATGGTGGAACCCACACTTTAGGTCTCTCAGATTTTGACCGTGTTTGGTTCGCACGAGAAGTTTTGTTTTCTTTTTCCATGTTACGCTCCTTCCGTGTTTTTTAATTGTTTTGCGTACTCTTCGAGTGGCACACCTAATTTTTTCGCTATTGCGACCTGTGATGATGTGAGTCTCACAGTTTTGCGACCTGGTTTTACGCTTCTCTTAGCTGAAGCGACCGTCTGAACGGGCTCGGCCGTTTGCTTATTATCAGTATTACCAAATTTATGCGGGAAGTCAAGTTTGATTCTTTTATCAACTTCTGCATAATACTCATCAGAACTAGGATCAAACCCTTCTTTTTCAGTAAGATCCTTATGTATCTCAAAAGCAGTATATGTCATCGCTCTATCTGTACCAAACCATGAGTTTTTTGCAGCCCATGCTTCAGCCTTCGGATCCATATTAATAGGATCGTCAGTTTGAGGAACGTTAACATTATTACCTTGAGAAAGGTTAGTTACAGGTTGTTGACCCTGTGTTTTTACTTCTCTACCTTGTTTAGCTTCTTCTAGTTTTGCATTCTCAAAAGCGAGCGTTGCAATTCTTTTATTAGCTTCAACCTGAGCCTGTGCATCACCGGATTCAATTGCTGCAGCTAATTCTTTTTGTGCAGCTTCTAAACCTGATGAGATAGTAGACTCAAATTTTTTGATGTAATCAGCATCAGTTTTATTAAATTTTTTTTCTAATGCTAATCTTTTATCCTCTACAGCTTTTGCGTATTCAACAGCAGCTTGTTCCCTTCTTTCTGCTTCTCTCATTTTACGAGTTAGTTTCGCAATACGAGCTTGTACACCTTTGCTGTATTCTTCTAATTTATCATCATCCTTTTTTTCATCTAATTTTGTTT